CGGCGCCATCGCCACCGGTGAGCAAGCTGCAATGCGCACCGAAACCGACCGGGACATCCTGGCCAAATCGGACGCCATGTCGCTCGACATGCACTACCTGTACCACCCTGTTGGCGCCAAGTGGGCGGTGACTACCACCAACCCAACTCGCGCTCAACTAGCAACTGTGGGTAACTGGTCGAAGGTGTACGAAACCAAGAACATTGGTATCGTGCGTGCGACCATCACCTCCAACTTCGATTGATAGGAGGAACTAACCATGGCTTCCATTTTTGAACTCGGCGACATTCCCAGCGGCTTGCTGCCTGGTCAATGCGTCCTGGCGGCGGTTACCGATACCGCCACTCTGACTGCTGCACAGTCCTACAACGTGATCGTGCGTGGCGTACCTACCGCTACTGCCACCTACACGACAGCTACTGCTTCTGCCATCATCTCCGCCATCGGTGGTGATTGTGCAGTTGGCACCTGCTTCCGTATCGTTGTGATCAACGCCGCAGCTACTGCCATCACCGTCACCCTTGGTGGTGGTTCTGGCGTGACTGTTTCCGGTGTTGCCACCGTGGTGCAAAACGCTTCCAAGGAATTTATCGGTTACGTCACAAACGTCACCGCTGGTTCCCAGGCGATCACTCTGTACGGCCTTGGCTCTACAGCAGCTGCTGCTGCCTAATGGGTCTGTTCGCTTTCCGGCGACTGCGTGAACAGGAGGCTGCCTCTGACGAGGTGGCCTCTTTTCTCGTTGAAGAGCCAGCTACTGTAGAAGTAGCACCTGAAGAAACTACCGAGCCGGTGAATGGCAATCGCACTCGTCGCAACAATCGGCGGAAGCACATCGAATACCTACCTGACGCTGGCTGACGCGCAAGACATTGTTGATGGTCTGGTGCTTGATGCGGATGTGACCGCATGGGGCACCGCAACCACTGACGCTAAGAACCGCGCACTGTACACCGCTGCCCAGAGGTTGGACCGTGAACGTTTTCTTGGTGCTCGCGCTACTGACACCCAGTCAATGCAGTGGCCTCGAACTGGAGTACGGAAGCCTGATACCTATATCAACACCTACGCAACCGGTTTCCCGTTTCGCATTACCACCGACTACTTCACTGACGGTGAGATTCCCCCGCAGATCAAGCAGGCCCAGGTGGTGCTGGCCGTCTTCCTCAACAACAACACTGATAGCCTCGGCCTGAGTGGTCTTGAGGACTACAACAGCGTCAGCATCGGCCCGATCAGCGTCAGCGTGAACACCAGCAGTCCACAGGCTGGTGCGGATAAAGTGCCGCCAATGATGGAACGGTATCTAACTGGCCTTAGAATCAGTGGACCAGGCAACATCGCCATCCGCCGGAGCTGATCATGGGTGATTCCAACGTATTAGGCATTGATTATTCCAAAGGCGCAACTTTTGTTGACGCCGCAACAACAGTGACTGGCCGCTGGTGCGCGATTACTTTTTTTGGTAGCGCAGCAATCACTGAAATTATTAGCACCAACTATGACGGGGCATCATTGGCCGGTCATACTCCTACTGCTGGCGTAACAATTTATGGTGTTTTCACCAGTATTAACCTGTCGGCTGGCCACTGCCTTGCCTACAAGCTCTGATGGCACTAGCTTCCTCGCTACAGAAGACCGCCTCCAAGCTGATGGGCAAGTTTGGTGGTGCGTTGACCTACAGGCGGGTTACCAGCGGCACCTACAACGCCTCCACAGGCGCTGTAACCGAGACGGCGACCGACTACAGCCTGCTTGGCGTATTGCAAGATGTGAACGCCCGTGAGGTCAACGAGCTAGTCCAAGCTGGTGACAAGCGGTTGTTCATCGCGGCAACTGATCTGGCCGTAACACCAAGCACCGCCGACCGCGTGATCATCAGCACCGTGTCGCATCAGATCATCACCGTGCAGACCATCGAGCAAGACAACCAGGCAATAACTTACGAACTGGTCCTACGAGCCTGATCATGGCAAGACGCATCAAGATTGGCGAGATCGGCAACTTCTGCGAAGGCCAGATGAACCAGTTGCTGCGCGTGGTGGTGCTTGAAACGGATCAGCAGGTCAAGTCACAGAGTCCAGTGGATACTGGCCGCTTTCGTTCCAGCTGGGCAATTGGCGAAAACGCTACCGGCAACTACGACGCAGGAACTGGCGGATCACTGGCACCTGTGGGCATCAACTACACACCTGGCAACGAACGTTTTGGCATCAGATACAACGTTCACAACTCGTTGCCATACGCCGAATCATTAGCCAATGGCCATAGCCGTCAAGCACCAGCAGGATGGATCGACATCATTGCCCGGCAGATGACCAATCGCGCTAGGCAGCTAGCCGACATCATCGGGAGGAACGAGTAATGGCTGCACTGGATCTCAACGCAATCCGCGCCATCGTCGAAGGCCGCTTAGCCACTGAACTGGCCATCGCACCAGTCATCCCAGTGGTGTTCCATAACGTGGCCTACACGCCCACGCCAGGTAGCACTTGGGCACAATGCACGGTCAGTTTCGGCACGAACAACTACATGACCATGGGCAGCACGGCTGGCGCCAGCAACAGCGTCATCGGTGTCATCGTTGTAAATATCTTCTCCGCCAAAGGTGTTGGCCCAGGCGCCAACTTCACCGTCGGCAAAAGAGTACGAGACCTTTACAATAGAATTGTCGTATCCGGGGTTCGCTTTGATCCCCCAACTGGCCCAGAGGTGGTGGCCACGCCGTCTCCCGAAGGGTACTTCCAAACACAGGTCAGAATGACCTTTGAAACCTTCGAGGATCTCTAACCATGGCCTTTTATCGCGGCGAACAAGGCTCCGTCAAATTTGACGATGCCGGTAGCACCACTGCCACCATTGCATCCACTCGTTCGTGGTCTATGACCATCGAGAAGGATGTGCTGGAAACCACTGCTCTAGGTGCCACTTACAAGAGCAACATTGGCGGCCTGATCGCCGGTTCTGGCAGCGTCGAGCTGATCTACTCTGCCAGTAGCGCTGACGAGACCAACGTTTTTGTCAAGGCTGCTAACACAGCAACCGATCAAGGCGTCGCAGCTTTTGAGTTGTTCCTAGACACCACAGGCACCAAAAAGATCAGCTTCGTCGGGTTGATTACATCAGCCGATTACAGCGCTACCGTTGGCGAGTTGGAGGTCATCACCTGTAACTTTGTCACCTCTGGAACCATCACCAACTCCATCTGATCATGGCTTTCTATCGCGGCGAACAGGGTACGGTTTTCTTTGATAAGGACAGCAGCGGCGGCATCTCTGAGATTGCTGCTGTGCGTTCCTGGTCGATGACCGTGGAAAAGGACGTGCTTGAGACAACTGCTCAAGGCGCAACCTACAAGGCCAACATTGGTGGCCTGATTGCAGGCACCGGCAGCATGGAAGTCATGTATGACGCGCCTGGAGCCGGTGACAAGCTTGACTTGATTCGGGATGTCAACGTAGCAACCGACGAGGGCAACGCCTCTGTTGAGTTGTATCTTGACGAAACTGGCGGCAAGAAGATCACTGGCAGCATCGTAATCACATCCACTGATTACGGTGCTACGGTTGGCGAACTGGAAGTGGTGACGGTTAACTTCACCATGAACGGTGCCATTACTACCTCGATCTAATGCCTGCCACACCACGCCCCGTTGATCTTCTCACCGGGGCTTTTGACCTCAACCAGCGGCGTCAATTCAACATCAAGAAGGAAGACGGCACCGTAGTGCTGTCGCTGTACTTCAAGCCGATCACTCGTGCAGATCGTAAGCGGGCCACTGGTCTTGCTGGATCAGAAGAAGCCTTGGACATCAGCACCCAGATGCTGTGCCACATGGCCGAACTGGAAGACGGCACTAAAGCCTTTGCTTCTGCTGATGCGGCAAAGTTGCAACGTGAATTGCCCGAATCGGTGCTGAACGAACTGGAACTGTTCCTGTTTGATCTTGGTGCGCCTGAGTCGCTGGAAGAAGCAAAAAACGACTAGAGACCGATAGCTGGCTTTACTTTGAAATGTTTCTAGCTACCGAGCTAGGCATGACGGTGAGTCGGCTTCGGCAGGAACTGACGGATGCGGAGTTCATCCACTTTGCTGCGTACTACGAGTTGAAAGGCAAGCGTGAACGCGAAGAGATCGACAAGGCTAAGCGACGTAGCTAGTAGACTGACGCAATAGCAGTGGTCGATCCGTGGCAGTAGCAACCGTTGATATTCAGGTAAACAGCCAAGGGGCTGTCAGTTCAATACGCAATGTAAACGCAGCTGCGACACAGCTAGAAAGGCAGGTCAACAATACAAATAGATCGGTCAAGCAGCTTGAAACTGCTTTTGCTGGTCTTGGCGTAGCAGTCGCGGGCACGAATGCCTTAAACATTGCTAAGGACTTTTTTGCTACTGCCAATGCAGCAGATGCGGCAAATCGTCGCATCAAAATGGTTAGCACAGGTCTGGATGATTACAGACTTGTTATGCAAACCGCCAGGAATGCCTCGGCTAAGTTTGGTTTGTCGCAGACAGAAGCGGCTAATGCAGTAGCTGATATTTACACGCGTTTACGTCCAGTTGGTTTTGGTCTAAGTGAGATCAACGCAATTTACGAAGGTTTCAATACTGCCGTCAAACTAAGCAGCGTCGAGGCTGGCGCAGCATCGTCTGCATTCTTACAGTTGTCCCAGGGTCTTGGTTCTGGCACGCTACAAGGCGACGAACTGCGATCAGTTCTTGAG